TCTTACCTTCTAAATGCTCTATGCGACTCATTAGCTCACATTGGAGCGTACTGAGTCATACCGATATTCGTCGCGTGTGCCACGACCTTCTGAGATATTTTTCATTCTAGCTACCGCCTCCTTAAATCGTGCCTCTAACTGAGTAACGACGTCTGTAGGCTCTTTAAGGAAGATAGCTCCTTCTACTAAAGATCCATACAACAAAGCGTCTGGATAATCTGTAGATAAAAAAGTTGTACCGCTGTCACTACCATTGGTAAGAGATACTGGTTTATGTAAATAATGAAGTTCCACTGTGTAATTCGCATCTGGAATCGGTGAAACCTCAAAAGCTGTGTCATCAAACAAAGAATAATATTTTGGAGTTGCTCTTGTCGTTCCAGAAGAATATTCTTTAATAAATGATGGATGTTTGAAATCTAAATAATCGTATGTGTCTGAGCTGATAATAGCTAAACTCATAGGCGAATAAAAATCTGTTGGTGTTGCTAAAAATCTATTGCCAGTAGTCACTGTACCTTGGACATTTTTACGTTGCTCTGGTAACTGAACAAAAGAAAATATACGATCTTCTGCTTCTTTTATAAAAGTAGGCAGCTGTGTCGTAAAGGTTGACTCTGATACCTCTAAGTAATCTTGTATTGCTGTTTTTAATGTGCCTAGTGTAAAACTCATGTTGTTATTGTAACCTCACCTACGCCAGCTGTAATAGAAAAAGTATCTAACACAGAACCTAATTTGCCATCGCCAACATTGGTATAAACCAAAAATTTTGCATTGTCGTCACTGGTGTCTGGTCTAGGATCTTTAACAGCTTGCGGATCTTGGGTAGATGGTTTTGGCATTAGCTGTGGATGTTTAGGATCCCACTGATCTGGACCAACCAATAAACCATCCCAAGTTTTACGCATGTCTTTTAATTTATAGCGAAACCCTGTTATATCACAGATGCCGTAAGAAAATTTACCAGATGCAAAAGCCATTATGCGTTGTTATAACTCCTTAAACTTGGTGAAACTTTAAAAGATGCACGATCTTCGTCTTGTGCTAAAGCTCTTGCAAACTCTTCTTCGTACAAGGCTTTTAACATTTGTGTTCTCTCTGGTGCTCTTTTTAATGATAAATAATATGCAAGACCAGCTGCCAAACAAGGATAAAACCTAAATGGTAGGTCAAGCGTGTTCGCTCCTGCGTCTGCGTCGTCCATTCTTGTTAGGACGTTCATGTGAATTGTGTAGGTGCTTGACTTGTCTGGCGCTGGCCAAACCGAAATAGTCGGTGTTAATTGTTTATTTATAAAAAATTGATTGGGTTTGCCTGTAGTAGATTTTGTTGTTATATGTGCGTACTCAGCTCTACTTAGCCTGGTCATGGGTATATCAGTAGCATCTGATCCGACAGTTTCTCTTATAAATACGTCTAACACATCAATAGGTGCTGTAGCATTGGTGCTGTCTATGTTGTAGGTTTTAGTATCTTTAACCATGTCTACTGTTTTTTCTTTAATAGACCATTGGTTCAACCCTCTGTTTGCCCACTCTGCAAGCATTAAGTTAAGACTTCTTGTAGAGCTTTTAAGATCATAACCAGTGCGTAGCTCTATGCCACAACGCTCAAAAGCCTCTTCAACGTAATCAGCTACGTCTAGCTCAAAATCTTTACTTCCAGATGTTGCCATAACTATTCCTCATCACTATCTTCTGCTCCGGCGTATAAATTGTCAAACACTATTGCTGGATCTGTATAGCTCTCATGCTGCTCTGCTGAGTGAACCCATTGCGAAGGTGCAAAATCTGGAGCACCCTCTCCTGTTCGCCACAGCGCTGGATTTGTTGCTCTAACCCGGTTATTCGGTAATGCAACAAAATTACCAGTATAAGGACCAGCGTCCGTCAAGTATAACACATGAGATTGTTTGTGTTGTGCTGGATCGTCTGCTATTGAATGTTCGGTGTAATCTACTGTGAACATGTATCTACCTAAATAAAACTTACCATCAATTTTGCAATACCAGGGACTAGAGCTAACACGATCTAAAACCACAACGCTATGATGATGACTTAAACAGTCCCATGGTTGAGCCAAATGATCTGGCATAGGCTTTGGCCAATCTGATAACGGCACGTCCGCTACAAGAGCTTGTATAGGCATACGCGCCCACATAGCGCCGCCATGAACATTTTGTTCTGGATAATCTTCAAAGTCGGTTTCACAACCAGTAAAAACCACTTGAAATGATAAAGACCTATCTGGAATAGTATTTACAGCAAAAGCTAAAGCATGCAAATACTCGCCATGATAGTTTTGATGATTCGCGGTAAATTCTTTCCTAACCCAGCATTTAAACTGCGGGATATTTGATATTAAATACGCCACTTAATTTAATATACAAGGTATTAAACCTTTCCGCCTTTAGCTCTATATTTTGTACCTTTCATAGCGCCACCACCTGCTTTGTATTTTGTACCCTTTAATACGTTAGCTTGACCTTGTGCTCTAGTACCGACACCTTCAAGTGCTGCTACAACTGATTTAGGCATTTTACCCATGCCTGAATTAGCTTTCATTTCTGATTTTGCTGCTCCACCCATAGACATATATTTTGTGCCTTTCATTGCACCGCCTTTAGCCATATATTTAGATTTTTTCATAATTAGCTCCTGCCATATAAACCCATATTAGGTTTTGATTTTATCATACCACCTTTTGCAGCAAAAGTTTTGACGTTGGTTGGTTTACCACCAACGCCTTGTTTTTTAGATCGTTTTCTTCTTACCGCTGATTTAATTTGTGATTTAGACATGCGAGCAGCTTTCGCAGCTGGCACACATTTAGGGTATTTTCTTTTGGCGTCTGCTTTTTGTTTTGATCTGCCACATTTTTTATAGCCACCACCTTTTTTTGGTGCTCCAATGTCTACCCAATCTTCTTTAAACCACTTGGTTAAACTCATTTCAGCTTCTAGGAACTCTAGTCTTTTTGCGTTTGCTTTGCATCATGGCGCCACAACCTCTGCCCTGAACCATTTTCACAGCACCACCAGCTTGCATGAAACCCATCTTGTTTCTAACTTTTTTTGGTAGTTTTGGTAAACCTTTGTTTTCAGATGGTATTGGTTTTAAGCTCATTTCACCACCCGTTGCTTTTTTCTTTGCGCCTTTATATTTACCGCCCATTTTTTTGTATTCTGAAACCATATAAGCATTTGCATAAGCCGACGGATAAACGTCAAACTTTGCCTTTGCTTTAGCTTTAGCTCTTGCATAAATAGATGGATTTGCTACGTTAGCTGGTGTTTTTGCCATATTACCATTTTACCTTGTCAGCCCAATATGCTGCTGACATTTTTCCTTTTTTAATATTTTTACGATGTCTAGCCTTAAATGATTTTCTTTTCATTTTTGTTTTGCGGGACTCGCCTGCTTTTGGTTTGCCAGCTGTTTTAGCTCCTTGCTGTCCAAACCTAATTGTTTTTATTTTGTCACCTTGTTTAGCAACTACAACATGCGATTTAGTCGGATGTTTCGGAGTTCTTTTTGGTTTATTAAAACCACTAACTCCAGCTCTTGCTAATCTTGGATCTTTTTTTCTTTTTACTGCCATATAAAAAAAAGGCGGCCTTTAGACCGCCTTAATATTTATGAGTAGTTTTTAGTTAAAACCAAGATAATTGAATAAGCATCGCCGCTGCTATGAGCAACAGTAGTAAAGTCTATATCACCTGTTACCCCGGATCCTGCATTGTTCGGAATACCAGTAAATAAATCATAGTATTCGTCACCTGTGCTATCCGCAGGTAATGGTATCGCTAATACATTGGTGCTGGCGTCAAACTCAATGTCAACGCCCATACCTCTACAGGCCCAATATATTCTTGATATAGATACAGAACTGCAAGATCTTCCTCTGCTGTCTTTGCTTAAAGCAGAAACATCAACTTTTTTAACAGAAGACTCGCCGGTGCCATCGCTTTCATTGGTGAATTTCATTATTGCTGTTTTTTCACCATCTTGGATAGTCTGACTTGTTACTGTATCAGCCATTATCTACTCCTTACAGCTCAGTTACAGCTGTACGTTCTTTATGTGCACCAATGTAATCAACTGTCAAAGTTTTTGCAGCAGCAGCACCATTTTGTATGCCAAATGATAGAGCTAACTCCTCATCATCTGGAGCATTGGTACTTACTACAGTGCCAGCCAAAACATTGTTTTGGAAAACATGAAACTTTTGGTCTTTAGGATCATATACAAAACCTAAAGTCATAAAAGTATCATCTTCCAACGAATTAGGCAAAGTCAATGTAGATTGTGTACTATCTTTTTCAACGATAAAGCTGATTGTTGCAGCTCCGTCTGATTTTAAAAAGAAAATACCATCTGTAACATCCAAAGGTGTTGTATCAGTCAGTTGTAAACCAGCAACGATGTCTGATTGTGTGGCATCATTGGTTTTAAATCTCATATTGAAAGCCAACTGCTTGCCAGTTTCGTATTTAAAACCTTCTTTAACCAGTTGGAAAAAGTCATGGTCATTGTCGCCAGCTGCATTGGTAATGAGTAGTAAACCGCCATCGCCATCGGCTAAAGCCTCTGTAGCGGATCCTGTACCATCCTCAGTTGTTGTGATTGTCCAATCGGACGCTAAATAAGTATCAAAATCGTTAAAGTATGTATGATACTTATGTGGTGCGGGAGCTTTTAATTTACCTAATGTTCCGTCGTGAGAAACATTGGTAACACCCGAAGTAAAATGTGTAGTCATAATCAGCCTCCTATAAATTAGCCATTGCAAGCACCATGCCCGCAACAATTAGTTCTACATGTTAGATAATACTACTGAGCGAGTATATCTGCAACAGGAGGCTGCTTGTATGATTCAATTTGATCTATGGTATCTTCTGAGGATTTATGCAACACGCCAATACCACCAGCCTGTGTCCAGGCTTTAATGTTTGATTTTCTGTCGTCTATAAGAACATGACTAGACCTTGCAAAAACTGCTTTATCCTCGCCTTTAATAGTTGCTGTAACAATAACATTTGGATCTACATGTTTTCTAATCCAATAGATCTTGTCATTAGCTACTACTGTTCTGTTTAAAGAACCAGAAGCCGTGAGTATTTCCCAATTAATGCCAGACTCTTTGATATAGTTTATGAGTTTAAGCATGCCTGGCATAATTGGTAGATCTCTAAATAAACCTCTGTTACTGAGCTCTATCTTTCTTGAGGCATAGGTTTGCTCGCTGACTAAGGGACCATTTAAGTATTTAGGTCCCTCTACTCCTCTCACGAAATCAGCGAGCACTCCGTCCATGTCAACAAATATTCTGTTGATTGGTATCATTGGTAGGCCTCTTTAAGTTGATCTGGCGTGTACTTTGGATTGAAATCCCAAGTCACTTCAGCTTCCTTAGCCATTTTTTTTGCACACGCGTCTTTAATATAAACATGCAACCAATAAGCGTCGGTATCAAACCAGTCGTCTACTTCACAAGATTGATAATTCCAACAACATAACATATTGTAAATATCGTTTGGCCACAACTCGCAATACCCAACACCATCTAATAAGCTCTGACCAAAACCATCTGTAGCAAAAGGTAGAACATCAAGACAATCTTGCACATAGTTTTCAAAATCTTCTTTTGGCATATCATACCTAGCGACCAAGCTGTCAATGTTTGCTTGCGCCAACAACTTGACCATGTTCTTTGGATCACAATCTATCTGCTTTTTGGTAATACAGTTATAGGCATAATTTACATTACCTTTTTTGTTTGCCCACTTTACAATCTCAGCTATGTGCTGAGGTTCAACTAAAAATGCACTCATTACGCTACCTCCTCTTCTTCTTTCTTAATTACCTCATCTATAATTGCAAATACCTCGTCAAGCTCTTGTGCTACATCTCCATCACAATATCCTAAAATTGCACTATCTAGTTTATCTTTAGCTTTTTTTAATTGTTCTAAGTTTTTCATTACGCAACCTCCTTTTTATTTATATAGTCATTATGTTTTTTTAAGTAGTACAAAGCAGCTTGTGCTTTTTCAAGATCTTTGTAAAAGATCCTTTTAGTATCATCGTGTCTTGGATAGTCCGCACAGCTCTTGTCGTAATAAATATCGTATTCCTCAAGCATATTCAAATATGCTGTGTTTTCATAACCAGGTTGTTCACCATCCATGTAGCTGGTCAGTCTTAGTCCAGTCATTTTATTAGGCAATTTGATACTGTATTTTGGAAAAAGTAAGTAATCCTTTTCCTTAGCACCATCCCTGTCATAATTGTAAACATTTTTCACTATCTCTAGTTCAGCGTTCATAAGAGCATCATACTCCTTGGTATAATAAGTAACATTTTTAAAATCTTTCATTACGCCTCCTTTTCTTTTCTTTCTTTTTCTTTCTTTAAAAACTCTTTTCTTTCATCACCAGAAAAAGGTCTGGGCCATTTTTTGTCTTTCATAACGCCTCCGTTTTTGTTGTTAATTTTATTTCCCACAT